AACCTATTTGATATTCTGGAGCTAAATCTTTTGAGTGTCTTAACCATATTTTATTTCTAAATGATCCAAATCCATAAGACTCGTTCATCATAGTACAGACGATTTTTCCACCGCCGCCACCGCCGCCTCCGCCACCGCCTCTAGGGCTTTGACCTGGTTTAGTTGGAGCTGTAAATCCAGGAGATGAAGTTGGTGCCTCTGGCATTCCTGCATCATCATCTTTAGGTGGAGGTGAAGGAGCTATAGTTCCTCTACCTCTATCTGGTATATCTAAAGATGGAGGAGTAGGTGCTATCTCGCCTCTACCTCTGTCTGGTATGTCTAGTATTGGTGTATCTACAATGTCAGGTGTATCAACAGCCCCTGATCCACCTGTCAGATCAGCCGTTAAAGGTAAACCTCCTGGTCCTAAAAAAGACTCTTGTTCTAATGTATTTATAATACTTTGTATCTGCTCTAAAGATGGTTTTACTTCTATTTCTTCGTTTTGCTCTAAAATGTCTTTTAATTGTTTAGCAGTAGGGGGCACTCCATCTAAATCTTTTAATGTATCATAATTAAAAATTATATCTTCTTCTGCCTGAATACTAACCCCTGACCCCTCTTCTTGTTTGGGTTGCCCGACACCTGTTCCAACATCTGATTGCTCTATTGCTTTTTTAGTTTTTAGCAAAGAAGCCTTTTGACCCTTTATTAAATCTAAATCATCTACAGTAAATGGAAACTCAGATATTGAATCAGCTCCACCACCTCTTGCAACACTTTCTGGTAATCCTGTTCCTGGTTTAATTTCAAACGAACCTTCATCAACAGGGAAAGTTCCAAAACCGACTTTTTCATCATCAATTGGTAAAGTTGTAAACATAGTACCTATGTCAGTATCCATAGTTCTATCTAACAAATTAGATTCTTTATTTTTTAAATCTACTATCTCAGCTAAATCGTCTATAAGGTTAGTCTTTCTTCCCAAAGGATCAAATTTCATAACACCCTTATTTCCAGTATAAGTTCCTGCTTTAACTTGATCTATCTCTCCTTTTTCAAAACCATATTTTTCAAATAAAGTTTTACTAATGTCTTCTATTCTTTTGTTATATGTTCTTTGTAATCCATAATTTATAGGATCTCCTATCTCTCCTCCTGTTATAGTATTAAGAAAACCGCCAGATACAGGATTGTAACCTTTCATAACACCGCTTGCAATAGTGCCTGCAGTCGTTAAACCAAATTGACTACCATAAAAATCTTCCAGAGCATTTTGTCTAGGATCTCTGTCAGGTAAGGCACCTATAGCAAAACCTAACCCAGGAAATATTGCATTTGCTATAGCTCTACCTGCTAGTTTACCTATATCTATTCCTTGAGAAGTTATTTTATTAACTTGATCAGCAACGTCTTGACCAAACTCTGTAACTAAATTCTTACCTTGTGCTATAGCTGATTTTACACTATTTCCAAATCCTTCTGGATCTTGTGTGTAATCTCTTTTTTCTTCTAGCATTGGATCATCTGATGCAAATACATCTCCTGAAGGAAGAGTTGTTGTGTTAACTGGTATTTGATTAAATGCATCCATCTCCTGCTGTGTAACTGGTATTTCACCTGGTGCCACCACAGGTTGACCTGGTGCTGCTTGCACCCCGATACCTGAATCTATTAATCTTTGCTCCTCTGGTGTATTAACAAAACCAGTATCAGACTCTTTAATGGTAGTAGACACAGCTCCTCCACCACCTGAATCTCCACCTCCCGGTAAAGGTAAGTTTATATTTGATGCAGTTGGTGTCTCTATAGTAGGTAGTCCACCTGAAAAATAACTTAGTAAATCTGAGTATACTGATTGTTGTGTTGGATCGTATTTAATACCAGGCTCTAAAGACGCTAATAATAATGGGTTTGTATCTGTCGTAGTTCTTAGACCAGATACATCAATACCTTCATCAACAATATCTGGATCTGTAACTATTAATGATGCTAAATCTTCTTTAGACATTATGCTAATCCTCTCGATCTAAGTCTTATAGCCTGTTCTTCAGGCGATAGCAAAGCTTGTTCTGTAGGTGTCAAACCTTGATTCATGGGGCCTGTGGCTTGAGTTATTAAAGATGCATTTATTGGTGGTGTTTGTAAGTTTGCTTGTGTCATGCTTAAACCATCATCTGCTCCCTCTCCTTCATTTAATAAACTGCTGACTTGATCTACTATTCTTTGAGAGCCAAAATCTGTTTTTTTAAAAGAAGTTGTTTTCATACCCTTAGATTCTTGTTCAATAATTTGATCTTTAGGAGGCACGGGCACTCCATCATCTGGTAATATAAAAATACTGCCACCTAATTTAGAAAGAATTATTGCAGCGGCCTTACTTTTTTTAGATAGTTTTCTTAATCCAATAAGATCTTTTAAAGAATCTGGATTTAATAAAGCTCTTGCTATTAATCTGTTTGAGGTGGCTGTAAAAATTCTTCTACCTGCAGTTAACAATCTACCTGCAAAAGTAAACTGACCAACTCTTGCTCTGATTATATCCGTAAAAGCATTTCCAACAACACCTTGTTGTGCGGTTGCCGCCGACCTACTAGCTATCTGTAAAGCATTATTTAATATATCTAAATTTTTAACGTAGTCTGCACCAAATATTTCTTTTAAAATAACTCTATAACCAGCCTCTCCACCTCCACCGTTTAGATATTTATTAAAAGCATCTGCATCTAAAACTCTACCTAAAGTAAATTTTTTGTCTAATTTAAAAACTTTTTCATTTAAATCTCTTAAAACATCTCTTTGAAATTTTTTATATACTTCAGGATTTTTTGTAAGAATATCTTTTAAAGTTCTTACTTGACCTAAGTTAGCTGGTTTATATATTTTATTAAATATTTCTTCAGGTGATGTATTAAATAATTTACCTTCAAATGATTTGCTTAATTCTTTATTTGTTTGTGTAAAAATTTTATTTGTTTTTTCTATGTTAGCTTGTAATCCACCTATTCTGAATATTTTATTGTATTCAGCTTCATTAAAAAACACTCTTAAAGGTTTATCATAACTTTTCATAAAAGTGTTATGTTTTACTAAACTTGGTTTTTTAGTTATTGGATCTAATACCTCTGTTTTATATTTACTAAAAATAGAATTTTTATATGCGTTTAAAGCCTCTGGAGATTTACTAATAACATCATAGACCTCTTTGGCTGCTTTACCTGAACCAACACCTTTTTTAAATGTTGTTTCAAATATATCTTCATCAGCTATTTTTAAAACTCTGCCAACATCTATTTTTGTTAGTTTAGATATAACATCATTATTTAAAAGTTCTTTATTGGTTATAACTAAATCATTAAATTTTTGTAATTCATCTAAATATTCAGTGCCTGCATCTTTTTTAACTTGTTCTGTAAAAGCATTTTTTAAAGTTTGCACCTTACCAAAATCAACACTCTCTCCTCCAGCCAATCCGACTTGTCTATCTCTTACCATTTCGCCTAAAGTTCTTATTGTTTGTCTAGCATTAGCTAATGGTATAAATCCTTCAGGATTAGATAAATTTTCAAAAACATCTTTTTTAAAAACCCCTTTTAATTGTGCAATGTTTATAAAGTTCAATCTATCTTCATCAGTTAATTTATTTATTGTTGCTGCTATTTTATCTGTTTTTATAAATTTTTGACCTGTTACTTTATCAAGCTCCTTTGCAGCTAAATTTACATCGCTTTTGTAAGCAGCACTTAAATCATCTACAATTGATCTAAATTGAGTTCCAGTTAATTTAGAACTACCATCTGGCAAAGTAAATATGCTTTTAGTTAATAATTGCTCTGATAACTCTTGTTTTTTTACAATATTTTTAACAGCATCTGTATTTCTATTTTCAACAACTTGTTTTATAAGTTTTCCTGTGTCATAGGTTGAACCAGTGCTAACTCCGAATTTTTCTTTCATTAATCTAAAATACTCATTCAAACTTTTAGCTTGTTCTTCTCCAAATTCTCTAAACTCTCCCAATTTACCTAACATTCTTTTATTTTCAAAAGCAGATTGTAAAGCTAGTAAGTCTTTATCATCGGTGGCCTCTGCCATGGTATATTTTAACTTAGATTTAACTCCTGCATCTTCTAATTGTATATTAATTTCTTTAGCTATTTTTTCTGATTCTAAAGCTTTTGCGCTTTGTAAAGTTTCAACACCTTCATCAACTGATGAGAAAGATCTCCCTTGAACAACATTATTAATACTTTTAATTAATTTTACCGCTCCAAGTCCAAGAGTACCCGCTGCAGCGGATATGCCAAATGTTTTAAACGCTTCATTAAATAATTGTTCATCTGTTAAATTTAGGTTTATTTGATAGTGTTCTTGACCCCATTTAAGTCTATAATACTCAGCAGCTCCAGCAGAGATAGCACCTGTCGCTATACCACCTACAGGTGTCGTAAATATTGTACCAGCGATAGTCCCTGCTATGTCAGCCCCTATTACTAAAGCATCTCCGCCTATATCTCCAAAATCTCCAAGATCCATGCCGGGTTTATCAACTAAAGAGTATGTTTGTGTGTTAGGATTTAAATATTCTAACTCTCCTGTTTGAGGACCTTTTCTAACTTCTATTTCTTGCCCATACATTTTTGACAAAGAATTTTTTATGGCAAGGGCTTTTTGATCTTCATTATAACCTAATGATGCACCAAATCTTGCTTTAATATCTACTGGATCATTTATGGAAACCCCTGCTTGTTTTGCTATCTCTGAAGTTGTAGGTTTAAAAGGTGTTTTAGCACCTTCAAATTGAAAATTACCTCCAAACTCATCATCAGGAGATATTATATCTGGTTCTTCTGGTCTTTCCTCTGAAATGTTTGGAAAAGCTAGTCTATAAAAATCGCTTTCATCTAGTTTATCTTTGTATACCTTTTCGTATAAAGCCTCAGCTAGTTCAAGATCAGGTATATTAGAGTATTCAGGATGTTTCTTTTTATAATCAGATATACTAGCCATGACGTAATCCCTTTATTATTTATTTTTTAATATATTTAATGGATCAAATGTTGTACCTACATCTTTCTCCTTACTTCCATTTTCATCTTCTTTAGTTTTAAAAAAATCATCAGGGTCTAATCCATATCCTGTTATTTGTCCTTTTGCTCCTATAACTTCATCATCGTAAATTTGATTTAAAGCACCTATAAAAACATCTCTAGATGAGCCAAACTTAATTCTATCCAATTGTCTAATGATATCACCTTCTGATAGTCTTGGGTTGCCTGGTTCTTTAATTTTAGCTAAATTATAAGCTAAATTAATTACAGAGCTTTTTAACTTTGCAAATTCAGTAGCACCTCTAGTGACTCCTTTATCAGCTAAATATTTATCTAATTTTTCTGAGGTGTTTACATCAAAATCTAAACTATTTTGATTAAAACCTAAAGATTCTGAAACTTGTGATAATTGATCTGACACGCCCTCTAAAAGACCAAAAACAGAACCAACTGCACCTGTAGGAGCTTTCTTTACTCTTTCTATCATGTTATCTTTTAAAGCACCCACAGTGTTAACAGCAGAAACTATTTCTTGAGCATTTCTTTTATTCTCAGCAATTTTATCTACCTCACTAACGGGTCTTTGTGATAAAGTATTAGTGTCGGCATCAAAAGTAAAAGCCATTCTAGTGTCTATTGGTTGTATCATTCCCTGAGCTGCTAAAAGTTGTTTGGGACTAAAAAACCCTGTTTCACCAGGTTTAACACCAAACAGTACTTGGTTAGAAGTATTACGGCCTTGTTTAAGTGTACCAATCGCCTCTGGTTTTTTAAATTGTTGTGACAAAGCAGTTGACACTGCAGCTCCTTGTCTTTTAGCTAAAAGTGCTCTTCGCTTATCATCTTTACTTACAAATTTTTTATAACCCATACCTAATGCGTCTACTAGTGGCACACCTGATGCGAGAGCAAGGCCAACCTCACCGATAGGTAATCTAGTTCTGGCTACTGGTGAAAATTCTTGCATGGCATCTAAAATAGCTTTAGTATCTATTCCTAATTGCTCTTTATCTATTCTGCTTCCTTTAGAATATTCACTTCTATCAACAAGCCCTGACATAATACCTGTATTAGTAGAACCACCTCTTCTAAACATTGGTCTTTTTAAAGTTATACTCATTATCCTGACCTCGGAAATAATCTACCATATATATCCGCTCCCGCTAGACCTATACCTAAAGCCTGCATTAACGGACTAGCTTGTTGTGTACCTGTATCTCCAGAGGTACCAAATTGAACTGTTCCAGCTCCTGGTGTTAATCCTGCAATACCTTGACCTAACATGCTTAGTCTTCTTCTAGGATCCTGCACAGCCATCTGTGCTGCTTGTCTTTGTGCATCAAGCACTGCTTGGTTTTGCGCTTGTTGTTGTGCGCCTAGTGTGCCAAGACCAGATATCTGTGCTCTACTAAAGCCTTGAGCTGCTCCACCTAATCCTGATTGTAATTGTGATATTCCCATTTGGTTAGATAGGTCTTGTTGTCTAGCTTGTTGTGCTTGTTGAAATCCTCTTTGCTGTAAGTCAGCTAATATTTTAGCTCTATTTAAGTCACTCGATGCTTGATACTCGGCTCTCATTACACCTTCACGGCCACCACCAAAAGCACCAGGCACACCTAACGCTGCCGCTGCTTGTTGGTTTTGCTGTATCTGTCTTTGTTTATCAAACTCTTGTAAAGTTGTATCTATTACTTGTTGTTGAAACGGCGAAGAGTATGATGCAATTGATCCTGCTCCTGTACCTGCCCCTGTTCCAGTCAGCGCTGTTGCTGCATCTGCAGCTGTCCCAGCTTTTGTTAAAAATGGTTGAAACGATCCTAAACCTCTAGTTGGGTCTACTGCTTGTGCATATGCCGCTGCTTGTAATGGGTCTTGTGCTGCAACTTGTGGTGCAAGTTCAGCCATACCTGCTTTTGTAATATTAAACTGTTGTGCTTGTGCTTGTCTTTGTGCAAACTGTTGTGCCGTTTCACCAGGTTGTTGTTGTATAGCCGTGGTAATACTAGGTAAACCTGCTTGTCTAGTTAGATCTGTTAAATATGTTTTTTGTGCTGCTTCTACAAACTCTGGTGGTAAAGTTCTTGATTCAGTTACACCACCTGTTTGATAACCTATTCTACCTCCTGATGCCTTCATACTTATTCCTAACTCCTCTGCTAGCATTCTTGCTGTATCCGATTTCATTTCACCCGATCTTATTAATTGTGGTATTAAAAGTTTATAAAAATCTGTTTTAGTTTCTTCATCTACAACACCTTCAGTATCGTTCATTAAACCATTAAGAACAGCCATTTCATCAGATTGTCCCTCCGGTATGTTAATAGTTAAATTACCGACCATGGTTTTTTTATCTGCCATTATGCCATCCCCTTTTCTAGTCTTTTCATTGTGTCATACATTCTTTGAGCACCTTTCTCAATGCTACCATTACCAGCACCTCTTACAGCATCGGCAGTAAATACAAACTCATTTTTTGACAACATAGCTGGTACATCATCTGCTTTTTCTTTTATGCCTACGGGTACAAAACCACCTTTTTCTCTATAGTCTCTTTCCATAGTTCCAGCTTCATTAGTTCTCATAATACCTGTTGGAACTCTACCACCTTTTGCAAATCCCTGTAGGTCCATTAATTTTTGATCTAATTCAGCTAATGTTTCGTTACCAGTTAGTTTAATATTAGGAAAATCAAATTTAAATACATCTAATAAGTTTTCATAAGCACTTCTACCTATAGCGGGATCTACTTGTCTACCTCCAGCAAAACTACCGAATTTTTTCATCATATCTTGTTCTGTTTTAAAAGCATCCTCTATACGTTTCATTTGTTCTTTTTCTGGTAATTTATCAAATTCCTCTGGCGTAAGTCCTCCTAAACCAGGCATAGGTGGAGGTGCAACATTACGTAAGTAATTTTCTGAAGGTGCTAAACCTCCTACTCCAGGTATTTTACGCATAGCTGTTGGAACCATGCCTGCAGCCATAGATCCTAATCCTGTTAAACCTTCAGTTCCTTGTATACGTTCTGTAGTGCCGTCTGGTCTAACTCCAAAACCTGGCATAGCACCTGATGGCATAGATACTATTCCTGTTTGATTCTCAGTTCCTCTTATACGCTCTACACTTCCATCTGGTCTTACTCCAAACCCAGGCATCGCTCCTGATGGCATGGACGCTATTCCTGACTCTTTAGGTAATGTTATTTTAGGAGCTTCTGGTTGCGCGACTCTAGGTGCGGGTGTCATCATTTGTGGTGCTTGTGCGGGCGCTGCAGCTTGTGCAGGTGTTCCCATTTGTCTTGCAAGTTGCTGTTGAGCTTTTGCAAATTGTTGCGCTACCGCTGTTTGATTTGCTAAATTACGTCTTATGTTTTCTTGTAAAGTATTAGCCATGGTGATACCACCAGTTTGATATCCCACTCTTCCACCACTAGCTATATTGTATCTTGCTACAAATGCATCTTTTTGTTCATCAGTCATACTAGAATACTCTTTATCAAATTTAAAGTAATTATCAAAGTAAGTTCTCATTTTTTTTCCTACGTTTTCTTTTCTTCTGGCCATATATTCCTCTATAGTCTCACCTTCTTGTTGAGGCGGCTCATCAGCTAAAAATTTATTGTATATATAAGTAGCCGCTCCTGTCACTCCACCCACTAATAATTGTTGGCCTAATATAGGATCTAAATCTCTTATAATTGGTATTTTTTTTCTAATTTCTTCTACTGGTCCAAAACCTTTTACCTTATCGGCTGCACTGGGTAATTTAGAAGTTTTTTCCGCGCCTTCAAAAAGACCTTTGAATGATTGTGTTCTTTCAGGGCTTAACGGCGATGTAAAATCACCTTTAAGTCCACCACCAAAAATATCTTTAGCTCCACCTAAAGCCCTTGCTCCTGCTCCAAAAGCAAAAGTTCCTACACCTTGTTTAAGTGCATCGCTAATACTACCTCTTTGATCAAATCTACCCACGCCTCTTGCTAATGCTGCTATACCAGGATTAAATGGGGCAATAAATGGAGCAGCTTTAACAGCTATACTTGCTAATTCATTAGGTATAAGTTTTCTAAGTCTTTTTTTAATACCACCTAAGAAATACCCTGTTCTTGGAACTGCGTTTGTGATTCCTCCTTGCGAGCGTAACTGTCTGGGCATTTTAGATCTATTTATCATATATGTTATTTATTAGTTTATTAAGGCAGGTATTTAACCTGGGGTTTGTTAATTTACTAGGTTTTAATTAATAAATCAAGACTATGATACCACCGTTCTAGGAGTTACCTCCATGGCTGATAATATCACATGTAGTCTATTTGCATTAGCAGCCGCCACTTTTACTATCTCTCCTGTCTCGGCTATTAATGGTTGTGTTATAATTTGTATTACTTCATTAGCTGCTATAACTTTTTGATGTACAATACTAAATACAGATCCACTAGCATTAGTTAGAGTTATAGTAATACTACTACCACTACCAGAATCATCTGATACTAGTATAGATTTTATTATAGCTGTTGTAGCTGATGGCACAGTAAACAAAGTTGTTGTTGCATCTGATGTTAAATCTACTTTTTTATTTACAAAAACGTTAGCCATTATGATCCTAAAAAGAAAATAATAGAATCATTATCTTCAGTTTTCTCTTCTTGAAATGTTGTATTTAATTTTTCTATTAAACCATTTAAATCTCTAACTAAAGATAAAAACACAGCTTGGTCGTATTTTTCTGATGGTTGTGTTAATGATTGTACAATTTTAGCCATTATGCTTTTTTAACTCCTTTTATTTTTTTCTTATTTAACGATGCATAGAATACTTGTTCTCCACGTTTTTTACCATACTGTTTTTTCATAGAACTCATTATCTTTTTACCTTTTTTATTTAATGGCATTATCTTCTTCCGTCTGGTTGATAATCTATTCTAAATGTACCTAATTTCCAAAACTGACTGGTGCTAGTATTTTCCACTTTTAAAGATATTTGTCTAGCCCTTGCACGCGTATCTATTTTTTGCGTACCACTGTTTATAGTAAAAGGACCTAATGTAGAACTTGCTTGTGAGTCATTTGGAAAATCTCTTAAATTTAAAGTAACTCTTGCATCACCTGTTTGTGCTAAAAAATCTGGTAACACTCTTCTTATTTTCATCATAAACTCACCATCACCAGCTAAACCTTGTTGGCCTATATCAAAGTCTCCAGATTCAATTGATGCAGTAATAGATGTAGTTGTGCCTTCTCTTATTTGATCTAAACCTGTTTCATGTTCATAGTAGTAACTAACACCATCTGTATTACCTTGCACAAATGTTGAAGAACCTGATGTGCCGTTTGTGCTTGTATCATACTCTGTTGCATGTGGTTTACCAAATACAGCAGAATCTTGCCATGCTGTTCGAGCAAGAGTTCCTGTAGTCCATACTGGTCTTTCAGGTGATGAGTCTAAATAATTATATGCAACCATTCTGTTTACTGTTCCTGAGCCTGAGTTAGGATAAAACCACATAACTTCACCAAACAAATTATTAAGACCTGCATTTATATGTTGTTTAGGTATACTATTAATATCATCAAACACATGATCTTCAACTAAACACGGTAATGACTCTAGTCTACCAGCGTATCTAAAGAAACCATTCTCTGACATCCAATACGCGGTACCATCAACTTCAACGGCTGCGTTCTGTCCTATTAATCCACAGTTTGTACCAACTTGTTGAAATGAAAATGTAAATGGTGGGCCAACAAATCTCATAGTAAATAAAGCAGTATCAGTCCAAACATAGATTGCATCTCTACCTCTTATAGCTCCTACAATTTTAGATCCATCTGCAAGTCTTTGTGTACCTGCAGTATTTGTTGCACTAGGTGTGTAAGTGTTAATATCTTCTTGAGAAGAAAATCTTACAAACATAGGGTCTTGTGTTGTTTTAGTTCCAACAGTTGTTTCTGTTCCAAAAAATATTAAGTGTCTATCAGGTGTAGATACTAAACTAAATGCAGATGCCGTGGGAGCACTTGATATAATAGCTGCTCTAGTTGATGTAGCACCTGTTGGATTAGAGTTCCATTCAAAAGCCTCTCCACCATTAATCGTTGCAATAAGTTTATTACCAAAGTTATCTAGTGACCATAAACCAGGCGCTGTTACAATATCTCCTGATGCAGCGGCGTTCCATGAAAAAAAGTTTGATGCATCCGTTACTGTTGCACCTGATGAATGAGACGCAGCTGTTGTACCATTAGCACCTCTTGTTAACCCTGTTAGTGTGCCTCCACTATTTCCTGTATATGTAATTAACTCTGATCCTATTTGAACTGTTCCTGATGATGGAAAAGAAGATGAACTAGCCATTGTTAAACTTGTTACTGATGTATTAATGCTTGAAGATAATGTAGATGTAAACTGTCCTTGTTGTGATCCACCCCATGACCCAAGGCCCCAACCTGTTGATGCAACCTCAACAGCAGGTCCAACAGGGTAATAATGTTGCACACGTATGCCTCCAGATGTAGAAGCTCCTGTTCCAGATTCATTAGACCCAACATCAATAGTTAATGTTGTATCTGTTGGTATGGATTTTACCATGAACTTTACATCATCAAAAGTTGTAGAGTTAAAATTAGAATTAGTTATAGATGAAAAATTATCACATAATATAATATCACCTTTATTGATACCGTGTGCAGATGAAAAAGTCACTGTTACAACTGAAGATCCATTAGTTGTAGTAAATGCACTGGAGAGTGTTGTTGTAGTTTTAATAGGATGTATATCATAGAAGATACCTCCAGAGTATGCGTATAAAATACTACTGGTTCCTAATGCAGCATATTTAATACCTGAAGTATTAACAAAATGATGTATAGCAGTATTACGCCCTGTCATCTCAACAGAACCTAATTGTGCCCAACCACCTATTTTTTCTGGTTTACCGTATCTAAAACGAACATTGTCACCATTTACCCATTGACCCTCGCCGCCCGTTGCGGTGACTTGTTTATTGAATCCTGGTGCAAATCTTAATTTCTGCAGCATAGTAATTTGTCCTATGCCTTATGGTTTAGTAGGCCACGTAGCGTTATTACATTTATCAACAGTATCTTTACCTGAAGGTAGATCTCTTAATGCTTGTCTATATGTTTTCATGTCATCTGATAATGTTACATCAGATAAAGCATAATAATCAGTCTCAGCAAGAAGTCTATTTCTCTTAGCTCTTAGATCAGCTAACGCCCTAGCAGGAGCTGCATCTGACCATGCTTTCTCTTCAGCATCTCTTGCAGCTTCTTCTTCAGCCGTAAACTGTACTTGGTTACCATTTATATTATGATATCTTGGCATAGTTTTCTCCTTTGTTTTTATCTATCATTTTTATACAATCCCGTAAAGGCAAATATCTCCAGCGTCTATATTACCTGATGACATTTTAAATTGTATCTCATCTATTGCTGAAGTTGTATTAAAATATCCAGCTATATGACTTTCAATCGAATAATCTGATGCATGAGCAGAATTAACTGTTGCAATAAAATGTTTTACAAAAGTCGTAGATGAAGGATTAAATAAATGTAAACATCCACTACAAGATTGATCATTATCATTACCAGTTCCAGCAGTTAATATTTGAAAAGATGTGCCTTGTGCTTGATCGGCAGCAGCTCTATATTCTAAAGTTGCTTCGCCATCGCCTTCGGCATGTTGAGAAATAAAATGTGTTGAAGTAATAGTCTCATTAAATCCGCTTCCCCCAGCAGCATTTCCTTGAAATCCTAAAGTGGTATCGTTAGTTGCTGGATGTATATCTTTAAAAGTAAATAAATATTCTTTATAAGTAGAATCTATACCACTAGTAAAATCTATGGTTGCAGAACTAGACGCTGTTACTTTACTAATAAACACCATAGATCCACCACTAACTGACCCAAAGGTTGTAACCGATCTAACTCCTCTATCATTAAGTGTAACT